ATGGAGATATATATCTTTCATCAAACATTGTTCTTGCAACTTGTCTTTTCATTAAAAAATAGTTGTATACAAAGTTTGCAATTTTTGGATCTATTGCTTTTTCAATTACAGTAAATCTATCTTTTTTAAAATTATATTTTTTAGACATTTACCTTTGCCATTTCTTTAGGAACTGCTTGTATATTAAAATGAATAAATCTGAAAGGTTCTTTTCCATGATCTACTGCATATTCATGTTCCATATATCCTGGAAAGAATATAAGTGTTCCTGGTTTAACTTTAAAGTGTACAAGTTCTGTACCATGCGTAATTGCATTAGTATTTTTTAATTTTAATTTAGTACATCTTGCTCCTGTTCTTGGTTCATGAAATATTGGATAAGAAGTATTTTCACTTGCTTTAAGGAAATAAAATCCACCTACATGTTGATTCCAATGAATATGAGCAGAATGGTGACCACCACCATTTTTAGCAAATTCCTGTACCCAGCTTTCTGAAAAGAAAGTAGTATACTGTTCCATATCAAATCCTTGCCAAGCTAAAAAGTCCAAAGCTTTTTGTCCTACATAATTATGAAAATCTCTAAATTTAGAATCTAATGTTAATGGAGTTGAATGATATGAAGTTCCAAAATCATTGTCTTTCTTAATATCTGCTTTTCTTAAATCTCTGGCATCTTTAATATATTTGTCAGTTGCTTTAGTAAGCGACTTTACAAATTCTGTTTTTTCTTCAAACCAAATTGGTGTTTTAAAATATTCTTGTATAAACATATTATTTAAACGGATATCCTAAGTTCCATATAACTAAAGAATATCTTGTTCCTCTGGTAACTGGTTGTACTCTATGCCACACAAAAGAAGGAAACACAACTATAGAGCCTTTAGGAAGTATTTCCTTTACGGTCAACACATGTCTATCTTCATCACGCATGTGTGGATCATAATTTCTACAATCAAATTGTAGTTCGCCACCTGTATATTCTGAACCATCTGTTAGTTGGCAAGTTACAGATAATTTTCTAATTTTACCATGACTGTTTGGATCTTCTGGTTTGTCATAAGGTTTATCCCAAGAATCACAATGCCAATCATAATATTGATTTAACTTATATTTAGTAAATTGGCAAGACTCCGAAAAATTCCAATCATAATTCCAACCAGCTAGTTTATTAGCTTCATGAATATATGGGTGTATTTCTTTATAAATCCAAGTGTCATTTAACCAAACTATATTAGAGTTTCTTTTCTTTTTTAAATCTGCAATTTCTTCTTCTTTTAAAGGATTATCTTTTAAATTTCTATTTACACCTAATCCACCAGTAATAGCTAAATCCTCTTGATGACTTAATCCATATTTAATAACATCATCACAAAACTTTGAAGTTAAAGCTGATTTAAAATACCAATAATAATTAGATAAATTCATAAGTCGTAGTTAATATAAAATTTAATTGTTCTGCTGTATTAGAAGTTATATGATATCTTTGAGTAGAAGGAAACATTATAAAATCGTTGTTATTTAAAGGTATTTCCCAACTTCTTCCTTTTCTTCTATTATCATCATATTCTATAAATACTTTACAAGAATCTTTTCCAACATTTACTCCATATAACATTACATAATCTGGAGAGTTTCTTAAATCTACAGGATCAACTTGTAATAAAGAATTTGAATGTTGTCTTGGTTTATAAATATTACCAATTGTTTTTTTATGAACTAAAGTAAAACCATATTCTATATTTATATGTTCTCTTAAATATGTTTGTAACATATCAAAAGATCTAGAAAATGGAAATTCTCTATTATAAATAGTAGATGTTAAAATATCCGCACCTAATTTTTCTCGGTCTATTTCAAAACCTTTAGGCATTTCTACTTGCCCAAAATATAAGTCTATTTGAGATAATATTTTCTTATGCATAATACCTTATGCAATAGATATATATTGTTTAGTTAGATGTCAATAATTAAGAAACTTTAGAATTAACTAAATCCCAAGATTGATTTGCTTCATTCCAGTTATAACCCCATCTATGAGTGTTAGCTGTATTTTGAGCAGTTTGTTCTTCAGTTAATGCTGGAGCATCACCAATTGGTGATTTCCAAGATGCAGTTGCTACATCTTTTACCCATGAAGCATGTGGTTTCTTTGGCCAGAAGATTTGATTATCTTCATCCCAAGTATAACCAATACCTGCATAATTTCCTCTAAATGGTGTTCCACCATTTTTGTGTTGTCCACCTTGTGTGTTATAAGATGTTTGAATCCACATTTGAGCTGGCCAGTTATTATGTAATTCTAAATACTGTTGACCTACGGATTCGTCTTCAACTCCAGAAGCATTAAGCATATCACTGTTGTTCAGTGTTAATACTGCTATAACTTTTCCGTTAGCTCCTAATTTTGCAAAATGTGCCATAATTGTCTCCTATTATAATTTAGTTTGTGTTAATTGTAAATCCATAGTTTTTATTGGAATTTGTATCTTATAATAACTATTCCTGATCCGCCAGCTCCACCATCTCCATTATTATGACTTCCTCCACCACCTCCACCACCAGAATTTGCTCCACCTGCACCAGATGTAGGACCAGCTGGAGAACCAACTCCGCCACTACCACCTGAATTAATTGCAGATCCACCACCTGTTCCAGCAGTTCCTGGAGATTGTACACTAGCTCCGCCTCCACCACCTAAACCTCCATTACCAGCTACTCCAGCAGGTTGAGAAGGTCCTATACCAACTGTACCACCTCCTCCTCCAGCCCAATAATAATTATTTCCATCTATATTTACTTGTGAACCATTACCACCAGCACCACCTGTTGCTGGACTATTTGTAGCAGCAGCTCCTGCAACTCCAGAACTTCCTCCGCCACCACCTCCACCACCTCCGTGAGAATTATAACCGTATCCAGCACCACCGTCTTTACCTTGTGATGGGCTAACTGGAGGAGTATTTCCTGATCCGCCTGTAGAAACGTTTCCAGCAGGACTTGGTATAAAACCATGTCCTCCGCCACCACCAGAACCACCAGGTACACCATTTCCTTGTGGAACGTTTCCTGGAGCACCACCATCTGAACCACCTACTCCACCACCTGCTGATGTTATTGATGAAAAAATTGAAGGACTTCCTGGTGTTCCATTAGCACCTGAGCTATCAGTTGCTCCACTTCCACCACCTCCTATTGTAATTGGATAAGATGTTGCCGTTACTGGTAATCCTGCAGAAGTTGGGCTTGGATAATTGAATCTTGTTCCACCACCACCTCCTCCACCACCTATGTGAGATCCACCACCTCCTCCACCAGCTACTACTAAATATTCTACTGAATTAGATCCACCAGCATTTCCAGCAGATGAAACTGTAAAAGTACCAGGTCCTGTAAATGTATGAATTTTGTAATCACCTGAAGTTGTTACTGTTCCACCAGTTGCGGATACATATAGGGCTGTTGGTAAATCAGATCTATTTCCAGAATCTGTTACAATCCAACCTTGTGTTGCATCTACATATACAAAAGTTACTGAAATACCATTTGTTGATAGAGTCCCATTAACTGCTGTTCCGCCAATATTAGATCCATTTCTTCCAACTGTTAAATTATTTGTTGCAAAAGTATTTGCGTAATCACATATACCAACAATTGCTCCAGCACTTGGAGAAGATGGTAATGTTACTGTGAAAGCTGATGAAGTTGTATCGCAAAAATATCCAACTCCTGATACTGCCGTGAATCCTGTTGTCTTTTTAGTTGTATCCCAATCTACTGTTCCTGTTCTTCCAAAACCTGTTGCTGTACCGTTATTCGTGATTGTTGCACCAGCTGGAATGATAATTGTATCTCCACTGTCGCCCAATGTTAATTGAGTACATGTTTGTTTAGGACTAATTTTATTTACTTTTATTTCACTCATAATTTTTTATCGGTATTGATATCTTATTACAACTACTCCAGATCCACCAGCACCACCATTTAGACAAGGTTGTGAAGAATTACTTCCTCCACCTCCTCCTCTATTTATTGTTCCAGCTACTCCTGCTCCACCACCTGTACCACAAGGACTACCAGATCCTGGAGTTCCTCCAAAACCAACAGAAGCTCCACCAGCTCCACCACCAGCATATGCTAAAGATGAACCACTTATAGAAGTTGAAACTCCAACTCCTCCTGAACCTCCAGTGCCTGATCCATTACCTCCTGCACCCCCAGCACCTCCTCCACCTCCAGCAGCAAAACCTGGCGGATTTCCAGAGCCTCCTGGATTTCCTTGAGGTGGACTTACAGGGGGTGTGTTTCCTGCAGATCCTGGGCCATCAGCTGTTCCTCCTCTACCAGAGCCACCTGCACCACCTGGTGAAATACTTCCACCACCTGCTGAAGTTATTGTTGAAAATATCGAAGGACTTCCTGATGTTGCATCTATTTGTGGAGAAGTCTGAACATTTCCAGCTCCTCCACCTGCTCCTACTGTAATAGGATAAGCCGTTACTGAAACTGGTAATGATGTTGAAGAAGCTAATGGAGAAGCTGTCCATGGAGCACCTGTTGCTTTTGATTCTCTGTAACCACCAGCACCACCTCCTCCAACTCTTCCTCCTTGTCCTCCGCCGCCTCCAGCTACTACTAAATAATCTACTGTTGATGATCCTGGTCCTGTGTTTGTAACTGTAAAAGTTCCTGGTCCTGTAAATGTGTGAATTTTATAATTTCCACAAGTTGTGATTGTTCCACCTGTTGCTGCAACAAAAGTATTTCCTTGAACTAAAGTAGCATCTCCTACGTTAACCCAACCTCTTGTTGAATCAACATAAATAAAAGTTACTGATTGGCCTTGAGTGCTTAAACTTGCTGGAGATGAAGCAACTCCTCCAATTTTTTCTGTTCCGTTTGCATTAACTGTAACATTATTTGTATTCCAAGTTGCTGCATAATCAGATAAAGCAACTATTGCACCAGCTGTTCCTGCTGGTAAATTTACTGTAACTGCTCCTGAAGTTGTATTAATAAAATAACCAACACCTGATGCTGCTGTAACTGTTGTTGTTTTAGGAGTTGTATCCCAGTTTACTGCACCATTGTACGTAGCACCAAAACCACTGGATGATGCACCAGATGCTAAAGCAACAGTTTGTCCAGATGTACCAATAGTAATAGTTGTACTATTAGTTTGAGTAATTATAGTACTCGTATTTGAATTCTGTATTGTATCTGTTCTTAATATTCCTGCCATAATTTTTACTGATATTTATATCTTATTACTACTATTCCTGATCCGCCTGCACCACCACCTGGAGCTGGTAAACCACCACCAACAAAACCCCCAGATCCACCACCTGTGTTTGCAGTTCCACCAGAATTTGTAGGCGTTCCTCCATCTGATCCAGCTTTTCCACCACCACCTGCTCCACCATTACCTGGTGAACCACCTAAATTAGTTGAACTTGCTCCACCACCACCACCTGCAAAATATCTAACTCCAGGAACTGGTCCTGGTGTTCCATAACTTGGAGCTGTTGGTCCAAATACTCCATTTGGTAAATAAGATCCATCTCCACCTGGTCCGCCTGGTCCTGGTGAAGTAAAATTAACACCTGCTTGAGAAGCTCCTCCACCTCCACCTGAAGAATATGTTCCACTAGGAGGACCACCTGTTCCTCCAGGATTACCTTGTGGTGGACTTACTGGAGGTGTATTTCCTGTTCCTGCTGGATATGGGCCACCAGAAGCAGATCCACCACCACCACCAGATCCTCCTGGAATTCCTGGTCCTGGTCCAGCACCGAATCCTACACCACCTGGTCCACCACCAGCAGATGTTATTGTTGAAAAAATTGAAGGGCTTCCACTAGGTGCAGGATAGGGATTTCCTCCACCACCTCCAACTGTAATTGGATAAGTAGTTGCTGAAACCACTAATCCTGAAATTTCTGGACTTGGGTAGTTAGTTCTAAAACCACCTGCTCCGCCTCCGCCTGCTCCATAACCAGCATCTCCACCACCGCCAGCTACAACCATATATTCTACTGAATTAGATCCTACATCATTTCCACCACTTGTTACTACAAAAGATCCAGGTCCTGTAAATACATGTGTTTTATAATTACCACATGTTAAAACTGTTCCACCTGTTGCTGCTACAAATGAAGGTATTTGAAGATCATTAACGTCTCCAGTATCTACTGCTTGCCAACCTCTTCCTGCTCCTGAATAAACCAGTGTTGTAGATAGACCATGATTTGCTAATCGAGCATTAGAAGTATTACCTTCTATAAGACTACCATTTCTTAAAATATTAATATTATTTGTTGCTGCAGTACTTGCCCAATCTTTAATTGCTACTATAGCACCAAAAGAAGGACTAGCTGGTAATGTCACATTTACTACCCCAGCAGAGGTATCTACAAAATAGCCAACTCCACTTACTGCTGTAAAATCTGTTGAATAAATAGTTGAAGACCAATTAACTGCACCATTATAGGTTGCTCCAAATCCTGTAGAAGTAGCTCCTGCTGCTAAAGCGACTGTATCACCAGAAGCACCTAATGTTAAGGTAGTTCCTGATTGTGGTTCAACTGCATTTACTTCTATTTTAGACATATTATATTACTACCAAAGTTCCTGTTACAGTTAAAGTACTTGTTACAGTAACCGGTCCTGCAAGTACTCCAGATTGAATTGTTTGTGTTTCACTAATTGTTGTTGCGTGTGTATTTACAAATGCTTGTGCGAGCATTGAAGGGGATGGTGTATATTCTGCTGGTAAAGAACAAAATATATCTTTAACCCCTGCACTAAAACTTACTAATGAACTAGCGTTAGAGCTAGATATAACTGAATCTCTAGTAAAGGTAGTAGCGTTCGTTAACGAGCCAATGCCCACTTCCCACTGATTGCCTAAAGCAATTGAATAGTAAGTTGAGTTACCTGCTCCGATGCCAGAAGAAAAACTTTGAAAACCTAACTGAGCACCACTTAATGTAACAGTGCCTGTTCCAGTTGTCGAAGTCGTTTCTTTGACTCTGTCGTTAATAACGAACACCATAAAGCTACCTCTATGATATTCTTAATATTGCATTCGCTGATGTAAACGCTGGAAATATAATTGTAAATGTTCCAGCTGTTGCTGTTTTATCACCACCAAAGTCTAGAACACAAACTGCTTTATTAGATTCGCTTGTGTTATAAATTAAAGCTCCTCTTGCAGTTAATGTAACACCTGTAAATGATAAGTCTGCAAAATCTACGATTGCAACACTTGTATCAAGTGATGTTTGTTGTCCTGTTAGTGTCCCACCTCCAGCTACATATTGTCCTGTTGCTGATACTTCACTTGTTGAAGTATAAACAGTTGTTGAAGCTGATAAGTTTGCTGCTGATGTGTAAAGTGATAATTTAAATACATCTCCGCCTGTTTCGAAATCATGAATTCCTTCAAGAATTTCTTGCTTGAATGAATTGCAGACTGCTTGTGCTATTGCCA